TTCCATCTTCATTATCAAAATAATTTTCACAAGAGCAAACAAGATTACGATCCCCGTAAACATTGTCGATTCGTGATATTGCTGGCCAAAACTTATTAGTTTGATTAGCGGGATACGCTGCCTCTTCACGACTATAATTATACTCCCATTTGTCCGAACTTACAACCCTCGCAGTGTGAGGTGAGTTTTTCAAGATATCTTTATTCTTATCAATCTCTCTACGGATACTTACCATTGCTGCACCAAATCTTTCAAGTTCATATAAAGACTCACTTTCAGTTGGTTCAACCATTACTGTTCCTGTAACTGGCCAAGATAATGTCGGTGCATGAAAACCATAATCCATTAATCTCTTTGCCACATCTTCAGCACTTATACCATCAAAGTGTCTGACATCAAAGATACATTCGTGAGCGACTCTTCCATTATTACCTTTATATAATACTTTGAAAAATGGTTCAATACGATGAACTAACCAGTTTGCTGTTAGTAAAGATACTTCACTTGCTTTTCTTAATCCATCAGCACCCATCATACGAATATACATCCAACTGATAGGAAGTATTGATGCACTACCTTGAACTGCTGCTGATACACGATGATGCATAAAAGGAACAAGATGTTCTGCAACACCAATCGGGCCAACACCAGGACCACCACCACCGTGAGGAATACAAAATGTTTTATGTAAATTCATATGGCATACATCAATACCATATTCACAAGGTTTTGCTAATCCGACTTGTGCATTTAAATTTGCACCATCAAGATATACCTGACCACCATTTTCGTGAACTATTTTACAGATGTCTTTAATAGTTGGTTCAAATACACCGTGAGTTGATGGATATGTAATCATAATACAAGACAACTCAAATGTATTCATTATTGCTTGTTTTTCTAAATCTTTTAAATCTATATTACCTTCATCATCACATTTGACAGGAACAATCTTCATACCTGCCATCACTGCTGATGCAGGATTCGTTCCGTGTGCACTTGTAGGTATCAAACATACATTTCTGTTTGTATCACCATTACTTCGATGATATTCTTGTATTGCTAATAAACCTGCATACTCTCCCTGTGAACCTGCATTTGGTTGTAATGATACTTCAGCAAATCCAGTGATGTCACATAACCATTCTTGTAAATCAAACATAATTCTTTGATATCCAAGTGTTTGATTTTCTGGTGCAAATGGATGCATATTTGCAAACTCATTCCAACTTACTGGCATTAGTTCTGATGCTGCATTTAATTTCATCGTGCAACTTCCGAGTGGCATCATACCATTAACTAATGAAAAATCTTTAGATACTAATTCATTGATGTATCTCATCATATCAGTTTCACTATGATAGCGATTGAAAACATCTTGTCTTAACCAAGGTTTTGTTCTCTCTGGTATATTCTTCCACTTATATCTACCCACAGATTCAACAATATGATCGATAGTATCGCTTTTGTTAACCAGATCTTGTTGTGAATTTAACAATTGTTTGATTTCATCAAGAGTCGTAAGTTCGTCTAAAGTTATGATAGTATGGTCTTCTTCATAACGAACATTAAATCCTTCAACAGCAAGAAAACTTTTAAATCTAATTGTATCAAATCCTTCAGTATCATCTACATCGATACCTAACCAGAATAATCCTTTTCTTAAAATTTCACGATAAGTTAAGATACGAGTTGCAATATTTTTAAGACCTTCTGCTCCGTGATATGCAGCATAAAATCCTGCCATATTTGCAAGTAAAGCTTGTGCAGTACAAATATTAGACGTTGCTTTATCTCTTCTGATATGCTGCTCTCTGGTCTGTAGTGCAAGTCTTAATGCTTTATTACCTTGAGCATCTACAGATTGTCCTACGATTCTACCAGGTATTTTTCTTTTATATTTGTCTGTTGTTGCAAAGAAAGCTGCATGAGGTCCGCCAAATCCCATTGGTACACCAAATCTTTGCATACTACCTACTGCAATATCGAAACCCATTTCACCTACGGGTTGCATAAGAACCTGTGCAAGTGGATCAACAATCGCAATCTTCATACACTTACAAACTTCTGCTAATCTTAATAATCCATTTCGATGTCTTAAATTACCGTGACTGTTTGGTAATTGTACAATAACTCCAAAAGCATCAGTAAAGAAAGCGATTGGTATAGATTTATCAAAATCCATTTTTACAATATTAATACCTAGTGGTTTTGCTCTTGTCTGTAATACTTCTAATGTTTGTGGAAATAATTTATCGTCAACTATAAAATCTTTTTTCTTACTTTGACTATGTGCAAGTAACATTGCTTCTGCAGCTGCAGTTCCTTCATCTAATAATGATGCATTAGAAACTGGTAATCCAGTAAGTTCTGTGATGAGTGTTTGGTAATTAAATAGTGCTTCTAATCTACCTTGTGATATCTCTGCCTGATAAGGAGTATAAGATGTATACCAAGCAGGATTCTCAAATACATTTCTTTGTATTACTGGTGGTGTAATCGTTCCATAATATCCTTGTCCAATCAAACTTCTCTTGACAATATTATGAGAGGCAATCTCTTTCAATTCTGCAAGTGCCTGTTGTTCACTACATCCCTCTGGTAAATTACTATCACCACGAAGTAAAATAGAATCTGGAACAATTTCCCTTACCAATTCATCAATGGTCGATAAACCTAAATCAGCAAGCATTTTACGTTGCTCTGATTCTGAAGGTCCGATATGACGTTGAATAAATTCTGACATACTATCCGCTAATCATATCCTCATCCATACTTTTGTTTCGGATGATAATAGTGTTGTTTTCATAGTCAGGATAAAATTCTAGAATATCATCATTATCCCAACACATCTCTTCATAAAGCATATTAAGTTTCTTCATGTCCTGATACATGTCTGATGGTCTATCGTCCATTAAAAAACTCCTGTATTGTAATTGAAGAGAAGTAACTCTTTTCTTGTTTTTTGATTTCTCATATACTCTCCGACTGAACGCATTGTATATGTCAAATCAAATTCAGCACAATTCCAATCTTTAAATCTGTTTTTAACTAATTGATCTGAATTGTAACTTATAAGCATCTCTGATTTATATATTTCACATCTTTCTGCGAAATCATCGTGGTCAAACTTTTTGTGCATAGAACCCTTTTTACCATACAAATTATCCTTGATATCGTATGGTGGGTCAAGGTATACGAATGTTTTTTCTCCATCTCCTAACAAATGTTTATAATCTACATTTGTAATATACCAATCTTTAATCAACTTACTATAAATTGGTAACTTATCAATACCTCTCATTGAGAAGTTTGAATCACTTGCTTGTTCTGAAAATGATGATGATTCTGTAAGACCACTAAAAGAACATTTGTTAATAATATAAAAACAAACTGCACGGTCTTTATCTGACACATCTAAGTCATATAATTTTTCTTTTGCATCTAAAAATAATCCTCTTGCTGAACCACGATCAGGAAATCTTGACTTTAGTTGTTGCAACTCATTATGAACATAGTCTCCATTGACTTGTAATTGCAACCAAAAATTATATAATGGTTCATACAAATCATTAACAACTATTTTTAGTTTTGGATACTTTTTAGTAATATGCAGTGCAACACTACCACCACCTAAAAATGGTTCGTAGTATACATCATAATCTCTAAGGTCTGGAAAGAATGGTTCCATTTTTTTACAAGCACGAGACTTGCCACCAGGATATCTTAGAGGTGTTTTATATGATTTAATAGATAAAACCACTTCTGTTCTTTCTTAATTCTTCAAGTTCAATTTTAATTTCAATCATTTCAGTAAGGTCTTTTACTGACTCTGACATTGATTTATATCCTGTGCCAACATAAATTTGTCCTGCCATTACAGCAAAGGTGCAAGCACCCCAGAACAAATAATATTGATACGATTTGATTTGTGCTTTAGTTTTAGAGAAAGTTGATTTAGTCATTACAAAATTAATTTTTTAGTTGGTTGAGATATTTTACTGAACATAGAATTGTATTGTTCTATGATTTCTTCTTGAGGATTGCCCTCATATACAACGTATTTTTTAGTTACTTCAATTTTATCTTTTTCAAGTAAAGGAGACCAAGGAGCAAATGCAATCCTACCTTCTTTTGGAGAAGGCACAGCTACGATTGGATTTTCGATTACATAAGAATCATTTGTTTCTTCAACAATGTCGGTGATAACATCTTCACCAGACCACATACGAATAAGTTTTACAGTCATTTAAATTCACACTCCACCATAATTTCAGTTAAACAGGCTAATAGATTAATTTCTTGATCTGCTACGAAAGCAATTTGATATTGATATTTTGCAATAATCAATACAGCAGCAGG